GGGTTTTGAATTAATATGCATAGGAGATAACAATGGCTATATTAAAAGGGTTTCCAGCATCTAACACCATAAGTCCCTCAGTAAGAGTGACGGAAAAGGATTTGACCTTTTTGGTTAATGAAACGCAACAGGCTCAGAGACTTGGTCTTGTTGGTTTTGCTTCAAAGGGACCAATTAACACACCTACTCAGGTTACCAGCATTGCAGATTTTAACACTAAGTTCGGTTATCCTCATCCAAGTGACGATAATCCTTGCTACTTGGCATATGCTGCTATGATGGCTTTACAAGTAACAAACGAAGTATATATTGTTCGTTGTGCTGAGACAAATCCTATTAGTCCTTACTATGCTGAAACAGCAGAAGTTATGATTCCTTCTGCTGGTAATGCTGTTAATGTTTTAGGAGATACTGCAATTCCACAAGCTAACACCGTGAGCTTTGGAAATGATTTGTATTTTTCTTGGAAATTGAATGGTGTATTTAGCAGCAAAACCTTGGTATTGCTTGCAGATGACAACAGGCCTTCTCCAAATACAGGCAATCCTTACACCGTACAGGAAGTTGTAGATGAACTTAATAGTCAACTTGATGGAGTTATTGATGGTATAGAATTTTATCGTGAGACAACTTCTGATACTTTTGGTACATATTACAAGCTTGGTATTAAAACAACATGGGCTTTTGGTCCTGATGCAGTCCTTGAAATAGTAAGCACAACAAACAGCTTGTGCGGCGGTACTGTAGATTATACAACTGTCGGTTCAATATATGTAAATACAAACAATTTGTTTGGATTAGCTACAGATAGTACAAAAGCTGTTATTACAGCATCTGTTGATCGTTACCCTTTGAATGGCTACACTGGTCTTGGCCAGTACATATTTGACACATCTATGACAAATCTAAATTTGCATGTTGTGGTGGAAGGTACTGGAAATGTCAATTATGATGGCAAGATTCAAATTATTAACTTGAACAACTTAAGATATGGTACTCGCAGTGCTACTCAGATTGCTAACGAAATCAATGCCCAGCTTGCCGCTAGCCCCACTCTTTTTGGTGGGTTTACTGCTTCTACCGTATCAAACAGCGTAAGATTAACTGCATCTGGTTATGGTAGAGATTCTAAGATTGCTGTTAAGTCAACTGGCACTCTGGCTGCCCCTCTTGGCTTCGACACATCTTCCGCAGTAACAGGTGTCAGTACTAGCGGTTCTTCCAATGATACAGGATCAAGTGCTTACGCCATCATTCGTGGTGTAGCTGCTGCATCGACTGATTATTCATTCAAAGTAACTGGTGATACTCCCGGCAGCGAGTGCAACAATATTTTTGTTGTTTGCACAAATGATCCGTCAGGTGGCACTTTCAATCTTAAGGTTTTCATGAAAAACCCTTTGACTCAGGTTATAACTCAAGTTGAGTCATGGGGCAACCTTACAAAAGACCCAACATCACAGTATTATGTCGAAACATATATTAGCTCATTAAGCAATTACATCAGCGTTGTTGACAACACTGATGTAATTTCCCCTCCAGCTAATTCTCCTCAGAGTGGTGCAGGATTACTCTTCCTCTCAGGTGGAACTGACGGTGTTCCTCCCACAACTGAGCCAGAATTAAGAGAATACTTGTTGATTGGTGATCCCCTTAATCTAAGTGGTTTAAATGCATTCAGCGAACCTGAGCAGACTGATATCGATACAATCGCAGTACCCGGAGCTACTTCCACTGCAGTTATACAGGCTTTGATTAATCTTTGCTCAAACTACCGCCAAGATTGTTTTGCCATCATTGATCCTCCTTCTGGTTTCACACCAACTGAAGTAATTCAGTGGCAAAATGGTCAGAGCGCACTTAATAATATTCGCTTTGACTCCGACTTCGCAGCGTTGTACTGGCCTTGGATTAAATATCGTGACACCTACAATGGTCTAGAAGTTACTATTCCACCTAGCTGTGGCATTGTAACTGCTTTTGCTAGGTCCGACAATCTTAGCTTCCCTTGGTTTGCTCCTGCTGGCATTATTCGTGGTATTATACCCGGTTGCACAGGTCTAGCCATGGTTCCAACCTTGGCTGAAAAAGATGCTCTTTATGGCAACGGTAACGCTGTTAACCCAATTGTTAAGTATGTTGGTAACGACAACTATCTAATCTGGGGCCAAAAGACTCTTCAGCGTACTCCGACTGCTCTTGACAGAGTTAATGTTCGTAGAATGTTGTTCTATGTTGAGAAGCAGCTAAGGGCTCAGGCCAGAGGATTGCTATTCGAACCTCACACAGCCGAATTAAGAGAGAAGTTTGTCAATATTGCTGGAAGCATTTTGCAGACAGTTAAAGCCAATAGTGGTGTTTACGACTACACAATCAAGTGCGATGAAGAGTTGAATACACCTAATGTCATCGACAGAAATGAAATGAGGGCACAGATTGGTTTGCAACCCACCAGAGCAACTGAATTCATCTTTATCGAATTCAGCTTGCATCGTACAGGTAGCTTCACAGAAAGTACATCGGTTTTAAGGTAATATAAGGAGAAATTAATATGGCAACAAATATGGGTATAGGAAAATTAGGCTTATCACAGGGCCTATTTTTCAAGAGAAAATTTAGATGGACTTTTGCAGTAACAGGCATTAACGGTGGTGCTAAGGCTGTGCCTCCTGACTATGTAAAAGTTGCTTCAAGACCTAATATCAGCTTCGAAGAAACCGAGATTAACTACTTGCATGGCAAGATGTACATTCCGGGCAAAGCTACATTTGAAACAGTCAGCGTAACTTACTATGATGTAGCCCCTGTTCGTGCTGATACCATTCTTTATCTTTATGACTGGATCGGCTCAGTTTATGACTTCCTATCCAATTCTGACACAAGAGCCAATCCTCGCATGTCAACCAACGCCTCTGGCCCCGGTGGCTATGGTGCGCTTGGCACTCTGACCATGCTTGATGGTGGTGGTCAGAATATTGAAATGTGGCAAATGTTTGATTGCTGGCCCCAGAGTGTAAACTTCGGTGATTTGGACTACTCCAGCAACGAAGAAGCTACACTTGAATTGACTTTGAGATATCAGTTTGCCAAGTGGACAAACTTCTG